CACCGGAACGGCCGTCGCCAGGGTCACGGTGCCCGTGGCGGCTGCACCACCCGTCTGCGTCAGGGTGGCGCCCGGCATCACGGCGACCATGTTTTCCAGGGTCGTTTCGGCCAGCGGCACCTTGGCGTTCACGTCACGACCCATGACGTATTCGTTGATCGCGGTCTTGCCGAACTGGTCCACGTTGACCTTGTGCGTGTCCGTCTTCACGGTCACTTCCACGCCGCCCTTCGTGTAGCCGAGGTCCAGGCCGTCGAAGTACACCTGGCAGACGCCGAGCTTGACGTTCTTGGTGCTGCTTGCCATCAGAAAACTCCTTGCAAGGGGAAAAAATATGTCATGACTGACTTATTATCCTAGCACAAGTGGCGATAAATTGCCAGTGCTACAGAAAGCTGTCCACTGCCCGCTCGATATTGTCCAGAACCTTCTTCTGAACCTTTTCTGCGGCTCGTTCCAGAAATCCACCACCCACTATCTCGTTCGTGGTGCCCTGTTTGAGCATGGAGCGTTCGCCAAGCTGCTTGGGTCCGTAAGGCGTGACATGCTCGTGGACTTCATAGGCGTAATCGCCCACGCGCTTGTTCTTGAACTGCGGCACGCGCATGTCCTTGTCGATATAGACACTGACTTCTCGCGTGGCAAATCGACCCCGAGCATCGCGAACCGGCGATACGGCCACCTTGATCGCTTGCTCCAGGTTGCCGTAATCCACCGGCGCCATTTCCCGCGCCACGTCGGCGATCAGATTGCCGCCAGCGATCATTTCCTTGACCACCCGGCGCGAGCCTTCGGACTCGATTTGGAGGTACAGGTTCTGAATGTCGTCCAGCCCCTCGACGCGAATGCCCATGTCAGTCCTCGATGTAGGCAATGTCGAAGTTGCAGTTGAACTCGATCAGGTCGCCATCGGAAATAGGAAAAGGTGCGGGCGTGCTCACCGCGCGCAGGTAGCGCACCAAAACGCCCGACGCCAGGGTTTCGACGCGCACCGTGATTGCCTGCGTCACGCGCTGCATCAGCTCCTGGGCGTCAAGGTAGGCCGGCGCCCGCGCAATGATGCGGAACTGGCCCTTGAAGTACCCCGGCAGCTCGTAGTCGATGGGGATGCCGGAGTGGCGCAGCAGCACGCCGGTCTGCGCCTCCAGAGGCATCATGCCGATGAACAGGTCTTCGCCGAAGGTGGCAACGCCTGCCTTCTCGATCATGTCCTTGACGATTTCGAGCTTCATTCCTGCGCGCTCCAGGCCACGTCGGCGACGTAGTGGTCCAGTTGACCCCGAAGGTTGGCGCGCTCGCCCATGCCGACGATCTTGAGCTTGAGGTTGTGCGCCTCGACGATGGCGCCGATGACGGCCCGGGTGGTGGCTGCCAGCAGCACCTGGCCCGTGATCAGGTTTTCCTGGGCCGCGCCGCGCGAAGCGGACGAGTCCGCGCGCACGGTGGATTTTTCAGAGCGGCGCTGCACGCGCGCCAGGAAGCAGCGTTCCTTGACGCGGCTGCCAGGCTGCATCTGGCCGTAGCCATCGCGCTCGCCAGGCAGGACGATCACGCAGTCAGTGTTCGGTCGGAACAGGGCCATCGACGGGCTCCAGGAAAGATGCGGAGTTGGGATGGAAGATCACGCCGCGCTGGGTCTCCAGCTCGTCGAGCGTCAAGACCTTGCCGGTGTGCTCGTTGCCGTTGGGGTGCGTGATTCGTGCATGCGTGTAGCCCTGCTCCCGGGCACTGGCAAGGGCCGCGTCCAGCTCGCTTTGGTAGGCGAAGTCGCGCAGCAGGAAGTCCGCGAGCTGCGAGGCATTCCAGCGCCGGCCTGCGCTGTCGCTGGCCCCGTAGAGCTTGGTGGGGTCCAGGGCCTTTTGCGCCGCGAGCAGCCCCGCAGCCCCGTCCAGGGCCATGCGCGCGTGCGCCTTGACCTGCACGGTGCGCGCGTCGATGGTGTTCTGGATGGCGATGCGAGTGAGCTCTCCGATGACGCTGGGCGCACGCGAGGGCGACACGGGCGTGAGGGCCGCTGTCAGCCCGTGAACCAAGGTGCCCGTCATGGCGATGGCCTCGGCGTTGAGCTGGCGCAGCCCCGCCATCGTGACCTGGCCGTTGGGCAGGTGTGCCAACACGCGGCCGTGCAGCCCGCTGAGGAACATCCGATAGGTGGCAAGGGCCGCCATGGCGGCTTGACGGTGCGGGCTCATCCTCGGGTAGTCCTCACGGAGTAGTCGATGTAGCGGCCCACGCACATCAGCGCAGCCTTGGAGACATAGGTCCGCACCTTGACCGTGGAGCGGAACATCTGCTTCACGGTGTCGATGGAATCCATCGTCATGCCGGCGTCGCGCTTTTCCTCGGTCTCGTCTGGACCGGCCAGGATTGCATCGGCTTCAGCCACCTGTGCCAGCCGCAGGGCGCGCTTGAAGACTTCCGGCAGGGCTTGGTATTCGCTTGGCAGTAGCTCGTCGAGCATGCCCTGGAAGGTATCGGCCAGGCGGTTTTGCGCGGGTCCGACCTCCACGTAGTAGCGGTACTGACGCAGGCGGCGGAAGGCTTCGCTCAAGGCCGCTACGCGCTGTGCCTCGGTGGCGCCCTCCCACATCTTGAGGCGGGACAGGTCCAGCGCCGTCATCTGCGCGTGCGCGTAGGTCTGGAACGAGTTCACCCCCACGATGAGCGCCTGCGCGGCCTGGACGACATAGCCCTCCTCGAACGTGACCCACTCGCCACTGTCAAGCTGGCACTCGAAGCGCACCACGCGCAAGCCCTTGGGGACACCCGCCGCCAGGGCATTGACCTCTGCCGGCACCGTCACCGTCACGTCCGCCGACCCCGCCACGAAGCTGCCCAGCGCGGTCACGGCAGTCAGCGCGACACCTTCCTCGTTGACCACACTCCAGCGCACGGCCTGGACGCTGAACGTGTTCCCCGCGCTGTCCTCGAACGACTTGGCGACTTCGCACGGGGTTCCTGCAAGGATCACGTTCATGGCATCAGCCCTTCGCCTGCGCTTCCAGGATCGCGGTGATCAGGTCCGGGATGGAGCGACCCTTGACGCCCACTGGCTCGCCAATGGCGCGCAAACCGTTGATGCCCTTCTCGTCCGCCACAGCCTCCAGGGCTTCGCGGGTCCAGGCGCCGGCTGCCACGACCTGCTTCTGCGCTTCGGGCGCGGCCTGCACGACAGCCTCGATGGCTTCGGCGTCAGGCTTGGGCGGATAGGTGCCGTCCCACTGCGTCAGATAGGGGCTGGGCGGCTCCGTGCCGGCGTCCAGGTAGTTGCCCAGCGGCAGGATCGGGAACATGGCGTTGAGCACTTCGTCCACGGTCTCGCCGTCGTCTTGCAGCACCTCCACGCCGGTCATGATGGCGCGCAGCAGGTTGGCCTCGCGCGGGCTCACCAGGCGCGTGCTCACGCCGTTTTCAAAGGGAACCGTGCCGTATTCGCCGGTGTAGTTGCCAGGGACTCGCAGCTTCATTTCGTATGCTCCATGAAAAAGGGCGTGAGTTGCCTCACGCCCTATTTTACGTCAGTGCTGACTTATTATCAGGCAGCGGTCACGCCCTTCAGGCGGGCCAGGCTCAGCGTGGACTTCAGCGCGGTGCCGCAGTACCACTTCACGCGGGTGCGCAGCGCGTCCTTGTTCTGCACCGTGCCGATCGACTCGATGCGCAGGCCGGCAGCGTCGCCGCCGAACAGGGCATGGAAGCCGTCCAGCTCGTTCAGGCGCAGCGCGTAGATCGACGTGGCGTCGTTCGCGGTGCCCTGGGCCTCGTTGGTGGCGATGAAGTCGTTGCGGATGATGGGAATGCCGTTGAAGCCCAGCACCGGCACGCCGAAGTTGGGGATTTCCATCATCGCCGCGTCGTTGCCGCCCGTGGCGCGCAGCAGGGCGCGGTACTTGCGGATCGTGCGGCCGTTCATCATCAGCGCATCGACGCCAGCCGGCACCATGTCCACCAGCTCGTCCAGCATGCCCAGGCTCAGAGCCGCGCCGTTGGCACCGGCAGCGAACTCGCGGCCGGTCTGCGACACGTACTTCTTCAGGCCGTCGAACTCCAGCGGGTTCACCGCGCTGTCGCCGTTGATCAGCTTCTCGCGGAACTTGCGGGCGACGTACTTGGCCTTCAGGGCGATCTGGATCGCCAGTTGGTCGTTCACGTCGCTCTCGACTTCCATCGAGAACTTGTCCACGTCCACGTCGCCAGCCAGAATCTTGAGCAGGCTCGTGACGGTGTTGAAGTCGGCGCTCGACTCCTGGATCTCATCGCCGGAAGCGATGAAGCCGGACATCTCGTTCGCCAGGTTGTCGGGGTGCTCACGGTTGTAAACGTAAGCCTTGCCGCTGGTCTTGGTGAACGGCACCAGGGCAAACAGTTCGTCGCGGTCGATGATCTCGGTGATCACGCCAGCAACCAGATCGTTCTCGCTGAGCTTGTCAGCCACAGCACGAAGCAAAGGCATCTCAGTGTCCTTCTACAGATTGGGGTGGATTGCTTCGGAGGCTAACGTCGCTCTTAGTCACCGATGACTGACAATATAACATGGACAATGCCAAATTGTCAAGTCATCAGTGACTTATTAAGGCAGCGATCAGAATTACTACTGGCCCTTGGTCAATTGGGCCAG